AGCGAAGAATATGCTTTTTGTTCAGCGTTCAAAGTTAATATCACACCCCCTAAGAACTTGAACAAAAATTTAAAACAAAAAAAGCATAACAAAGACTAATATTTTAACTTATCAGTCCATGCCATGCTATACTATCATACTATATACACTACTATACTATTCTTCTTTATCTCCTCCGTTTATTTCTCCTTTCTTATTAGTTAAGAACTTATATAAATGACTAACTACTACTGCTAAGTATACAGTTCCAATCAATGATATTAGTTCACCACTAATCATACCTTTAAACACAGTCATACCTGCAATATAAACAGATAGGACAATTAACTCTACTGCTATTCTTTTTCTAACACTAGGTTTTAAAGTACCTGTGTCTATAAATTCTAGTGCCAAACTAAGTAACTGCATAAATACAACTAAGCCAATCGCTTTTAACGTTTCAATCATTTTCTTTCTTCTCCTTTATTAGTTTTCTATCTCGTATGTTTGTAGTGTACCAGTATAACAATATCCACCATATAACCATTTACTGTTAGGAACTGAATAAAAAAATGTAGCTTGCCAACGTTTAGGAGCGTATGAACTATAATTATCATCTCTGACTTTATATAAGCTCATATAGTTCCCTTTAGCTCTACATTGTAAGTAGTCTATTCCGTTCGGTTTAGGGTTGTATATGATAGTATTATCCCAATTCACGTTATCAGGTATTTGCGTAACGTCCTGATAGTATTTAATTTTAGGGTTGACAATTTGTGCAAAGTTCTCAACTTCTGCTTTACACTCAAATTCTTGTGTAACTGGATTAAAACCTCTTGTTTCAAACCCTTTATGTATATTAACTTTGAACGCTGAACAAAAAGCATATTCTTCGCTGTAATAAAAACCAAAGTTAGCGGACACTTCACGCATACCTTGTCTACCCTCATAGAAAGACCAATCATAATATTCTTGCTCATGTAATCTGAAATCAGTCCCTAATAATTCAGAACCCTCGAACATCATAATATTTTTTACTTTCCAAGAACCGTCTTTTTTAACTCTCCAGCGTATCGTTCGTTTACTCGGTTCAGTTATAGGACTTTTACAAGTGAATACAATTGTACACCTATGCCATGAAGTATCTTCTGAATCAATGAAATCATTCCAACTAATGAAACCGTCAGCTGTCGTTGAATACAAAGAACCATTAACGTAAAACGGTTTACTTGTGTCTATGAAAGCCCAGTCATCTCGTCCTGATCCTATGAAGTTTTGTATATCTCCTTTTATAGAAGAAGTTGTTCGCTTCATATCCCATTGTAAAGTGTAAGTTTTGCCTGCTTGTAAAAAAGATAGTTGATTTCCAATAATATAATCTTCGACATCTTTATCACTAGGACACTTAAAATTATAATACCCACTTTCATAAGTTCCTGAATCAAAAATATTTCCGCTCGGTCCAAAATTTTGCCATACCGTTCCGCCTGATGTTGTGAAATATTCTCTAGTCCACAAATCTCTACCCTGATTAAAAGAGTCAACAAATACCCAACCACCTTTGAGCAAGTTTTTATACCCTCCACGTTTCATTGTAGGCACTTGCGTAGTTTCTTTGAACATTTCCCAATAATCAGCTTTAGGAATGTTAAACTCGATTTCTCTACGCCCCAAGCCTATAAGGTCTAATGGGTTATTTATATGTACCGTTTTGCCATTTATTGTACTATCCATTGTGTAGCCCTCTCATTCCGTAACCGTCGATGATAAATTCTTGACCGCTGTAATTTAATTGTGTTGTTCCGTCCATCCAACCTGAAATGTTATTATTAATTTCGCACCTCATCAACGCACCTGCTTGAACCATTATAATTTGTTTGATTTGTGAACTTACAAGCATACCTGTTTTTGTAACGTTCCATTTAGGTAGGTCAGAACTTGTAGCTTCGCTTTCACTTGGCATGTAAGGAGTGGCAAAAGGTCCCTCCTCCCATTTATGCCCTGCCGTCCACAAAGTGCCTGAACCTGCTATTTCGTGCCTAGGGTTTAGCTTGTCGCCTTTCTTTAAGTTTAAAGTGAAAGAATCTCTTTTCCAATCAAAGTTGTTTCCCATAAACACATCATTAACATCTAACAATTTTTGATTGCCATTTATGTCCCAACAGTCTACAAATCTGTGTACGTTAGCATTATCTCCTGAGCCCTTAATGTAAGCCGAAAAGGTATAAACTCCGTCTTTAGGTGCTGAAAAATACTTATATATACCGCCCCATTGGTCGCTTCTTCTCTTAACAGTTAGACCTTTATATGTTCCGTCATCTGTCCACGCTCCAATGGTTGGCCAATCGCCACTAAAGTCTTTAGTACCATCTAGCAAGTTAAAGTTAGAATTAAAACGACTAATAGAAACGTTACTTAACACTTTAACTCTATATATTTTCATGTCCACATCTATATATCCCTCTGCGTACATTTCGCCACTTTTAGAACTTTGCAAAGGGTCAGCATAAAACATTACGCAAAAGTCCATTTCTTCGTCATAATATAAGCCCATATAAACAGCTTTATTACTAAAGAAATCAATATATTGCTTTTTGCTCAATGCTACTTGTATATTACTCTTGCTAAAATTAATAAGCTCAATAGGATTGTGTATTAACAACTCCTCAAAATTTAACCATGAAATCATTTACTTGTACACCCTTTCTATTGTGCATAAACCAGTCATAAAATCAACCGAACGGACTCCGCACTCCCCATAAGTCAAATTACTTACGTTTGCTTTTTGACCCCACCAAAATAGTTTGGTATTGTACGCAGTTGCATACATTTGAGGGTTAAACTTAACTTCGTTATACTTGATAATTGGAAATAATTTTTCTACTCCTAGTGTTATCGGTCTAGCGTTTGTAGGAAAATCAGCATAATTCTTATCTGTCATGATAACATTACCTTTCAATTCTCCATTTTTTGGTATAATACCCCAATCTCTAGCGAATGCCGTGGCACTTCCTGGTATCGTGAATTCTCCACTTTTGCTCCACGTTCCGTTGGTTTGTTGTTGAAATAACCATGCTTTTTTAGTGTTATAGTTAGCAAAAAGAATTTGCGTTGGTACTGGTCTAGTTCTTGAATTTTCGTATTCTCTAAACCAATCTTCTGTACTTCGCTCTGTTCTTAATACACCAGTAGACCAAATACTTGTTGCACCAGAAACCCCTTTGAGTTTTTTAGTGTCCGTTTCATTTAGTTTTGGTTTATAAGGTGCTAAAACAACACCAGTAGGAAAAGACACGCTTCCAGTCCATTCATTCATAGAACTATAATTTGTTTTTTCACTAACCCTACAATTCTCAATGTTATAACTTGAACGCATTTCATTCGCGTAGCTATCAAACCACCAATCAGCCCAATAAGAACCCATGTTGTAACCTGTGTTAACCATTGCTGAATGAAGTAACTCGTCCACTCTATAACGTTTATCCGCTTGTTGGTAAAGGTAACCTTCTATGATGTTACTTGCCATTTCTCCGAAAGTACAATCAATAGCTGTGTTTGTGTCTGTAACATATAACGGTTCTTGGTTATCTACCCAAGCCTTTGTGTCATTATCAAAAAATTGACGATAGTCTGTGAACTGTTCAGGATAAATGACGTTACCAGTCAAGTCAAATATACCTCTTTCTCCGTTTATAACGTGAAATTTGAGTGTTCTACCTGCTTCGGTGTCATAAGTATCGGAATCAATACCAATCAGTACACGTTGCCCTAATGGACGACTATAACACCAAACAGCGTCTTGTTTGCAAATTCCTTTTTCTTTTAAATAAAAGAGTTCTTTATCAGTTTTAGAACCTGCCCAAATATAATCTTTATAATCAGTACTTTGCGGTGCTGTACCCTCATAACTTCCAGTAAATGGCGGTGTTCCGTCGTCTGTATTAGTCTTTCGATAGCCGTTAAACTCATCTCTATCCTCAACGAACGGAGTAACCTCTCCACCTTGTTCAATTTTAGGTAAGTACACTTCAAATTGTACAAAATCGCTTGTCTGTGCCACTTCAAAGGCTATACCAAACTTTTCTGCCGTTTCCGTACTAGGTAGCGTGTATACTTCTTTTACATCTAAGTATTGATTAGGTTGAACTTGGTATGTACCTACAAGCTCATTTTTGGTACCGTATAGCAATTTTAACCGTACCTTTAGTACATTTATACCTGGATTGTATAAAGTGCCTGACAAGCCGTATTTTTGCCCTTGTGTGAGGCTTGGTGTTACAAAGTTAGGATATAAACTAGGATATTGTTTTCTTTCATAATCTGTACAAAAAGCAATACCGCTTATTTTATCCTCCCCTTGTGGTTTAGTAACAATAGAACCATAGCTAAAGGGTCTATTCCAGTCTTCAGGACATTGTTTTCTTTGCCAACGCTTACTGGTTTCTGTTCCTGTTGTTCCGTCTAAGAGATAGATATGTTGTGGCAATAATTCAATTGTTTCGATATTCTTTAAAGAACAACGTTGTACAATGTTCCAATTAGGTTTTTTAATTGTGAAATCTCTACCAGTGTTAGGATTCCAACAATATGCTTTGAAAATAGTCATTCTATTGCTAAGCCCTCCACTAAGTCCACTAGCTCTTTTTCTGTGCTTACTTCGTCAACTTTTTGCTGTTTAAGTTTAACGTTTGCGTCAATATAAACACCCTCAATCTCCATTAATTTCAACAATGCCGAACGGTCTGGCAGTTTATTGACTTCGGTAACTGTTCGCCCTGTTTCCGTCTTTCGACCGTTAGGGTTGTTTTTATACTGGATAACTGTCTTTGTTTCTTTTCCTCCAAAAGCTAGGGTTTTCAACGCCTCTAGCATTTTTTTATTTTCTTCTTCTGTCATAGCCATTAAATAAAATAGTCCTCACTTTCTTCGCTTTCTAAGAACCACCACATCAAGTTAATTAAAGCGTCTGCCAAATCAATCTTGTCTGTATAGCCCTTTTTGATAATACGCATTAGCCCAAAATCGTTTATTTTCGTTTCTGCGTTCATTAAATGCACCGCTAGTAGTTTACTATCAAAATGAATTTTACCTTCTTCCATTAGCTTCTGTGTGGCTTCAAGAGTATTTGATAGCTTAAAACTGTTCTGCATTACTTTGTTATAAAATTCAATGTCATAAGTTTGTTCAAATTTATCAATGAAATTCTTGGCATAGTTAGGGTCATAATTCAACGCAATAGGAACACTACCGTTCATAGCACTCATAAAAGAGTCCCACGCTTCATCTGTCATGTTATTTATGCCCTCGTGTGTTACTGTTTCCCCTAAGTGTTTAAACTTATCTTCTGCACTCTCTGGCATGACAGGTATAGCTTTAAAATAATAGTGTCCGTTTTCTCTGTAACCTATCACAGTACCCCAAACATCGCCACGAACTGAAAAATCTGAACCGATAGCAACTAAGCGACCCTCAAAGTCTAATGGTGGCACTAGGCACTTATCTACAACTTGTTTTGTAAAGATTGTAGTGCTGTCAGTCATAGACAAATTAAAGCGTTTAGTGATAATTTTAGCCATTTTCACAGGGTTACCAATTGCACCTATGAAGTCTTTTTGAATGTCCTCAAGTGTTAAAGTGTAGCCCAAAGCGGGGTTTGCTTTAATGTATTTAGAACTGTCTTTTACTTCGTCATAATCATCTAAAGCATAATAGAAAACCCAATGACTGAAATCGTCATCTTTTACCCATTCTTTCCAACTTTCTAGCTCATCATCATAAGCACCGCCACGGATAACGTTGTTTGTGGTAGAAATAAAAAGCGTACCCTTATTTTTTCTTAACCCCTGTCTAATAGTGATAAGAGGGTTCTTTTTAAATGCCCCGAACTCATCTATGATAACAAGTTGTTCACGTCCGCCATCTAGCGTGTCCTCGTTACTAGCATAGATAGAAACCTCTGTACCTTTACTTTTTAGAATTGAGTTATCTTTTACCAAAATTTGTTCTTTGTTCAACTTGAATTGATTTTTAAACTTATTAATGACAGTACCTTGACAGTTTCCCATAGCTCTGAAATGCTTCATCAAGATTTTTTCAGCTTGGTCTTTTTTAGTAGCCATTAAAGCGATGACGCTATTAGGCTTAGGAAATAAAAAGAGTTCAATTAAGGCTATCATTACATCAAGAATAGATTTGGCATTTGAACGTCCTACAATTACAACAAACTCGTCAATCTGATAAGGTGTGCAATACATCAAAGTAAGCACCGCCTTGTGATATGGTATGATTTTAAAGCGTTCGTTATTAGGCAAAGTCATAAACTCCTCAATGAAATTAAAGATTTTTTCTGCCTTTTTGTAGTCTATTTCATGTTCGATTTTAGCCACTTTCTTTTTTAGCAGCTTAATCATTTCGCCGTTATCTTTGTCTTGACCTATCCAGTCTTGAATTAAACTCATTTTTTATATCTCCTTATATTAAGCCCTCCGCTATAATTCTAGCATAGTCAATCAAATCTCCACTTCGTTCCATTCCTTGGTGGCATTTATGGCAAAGAACTTCGGTAGGTACGTTTATCACTTCTTTGTCAAAGTTGTTGACCTCTAACATGTCATTGTTCCATTGTAGTGGTATAACGTGGTGGCATATCAAATGCTCTGTACTCCAACACTTTTCACAATGCCCTATCCTATTTTTCTCTGCACGTGCCTTTTTTATCCACTTAGGGTTATTATATAGCTTGCTTTTAGTATAAATCAACGCTTATTTAGTTTTACCCCATTTCTTTCTAGTTTGTTATAAATTTCGTTCGCAATTTTACGACCGTCCGCACTAGATTGTACGTAAATTTTGATGTCTTGTTGTGAGTTGTCTTGTGTTCCAATGCTAGATGTTGCTGTTTTTCCTTTTGTTGCTTGTGCATAAGGTTGGACCGCATTAACAGCTCTGCTTATTGCTTCCCTACCACCTGCGAAAAATTGCAAGTCAAGTGGTAACTGTCCACTTCTTGAACCTAGAATTTTTTGACCTAGTGAAGTAGGTTCTTTAATTCCTAGAGGGTCAATGTTACTTGTTAACCAATGAAAATCGCTAAAAGCGTCTCCCCATGTACTATTCTTTCTAAAGCCTAAAGCCTTACCAAGTAAACCTGTGTTACCTCCAACATTACGTGAAAGGTTCAATGCACTTTGGACTGCACTATAAGCCTTATTAGCCCAGTTATATAAATCTCTTAATGAACTAATGGCTGAACTAACTTTACCTAAGAAACTACCAATAGAAGTGAAATTGATTTTGTTAAAGAAGTTATTGACTGCGTCTTTTGCGTCATTAACTGCGTTTTTCATTTCATTTTGTGACACTTTTCCGTCATGGTTCTTGTCAATGATTTGTGTCAATGCACCAACTGCTTTACCTGCCATTTCGCCCAACTGGCTTCCGATAGTGCTTGCTATTGTTGTGACATTGTTTCCTAAGTCGCCCATGTCAATGCCTGTATCTCCTATACCTTTACGGAAACCGTCCAATGAACTTGTATCAAAAGCGTTAGAAATCATTTCATGAATTTGCCCCCACGTGCTAGGACCTGACGCTACTAGTGCATTCCCTTTTTGTTGGAGCAATTCTAAGCCACGAGTCATTACATCTGTACCAATTGCACCGTCTTCCATGGCTTGCTTGAACTCTCCCATACCTATGCTAGTATGGTTAATTTCGTTGTACGCTTGGATAAGCATATCACGGAACTGTGCACCCAAAGCTGATTGCATGATTTCGTTGAAGTCTTGAGCGTGCAAAACTCCTGCCCCTAACGCTTGAGCTAAACCATGAGTGAATTGCTTTTGAGTGTCCATTGTTAGCCCTAGACTGTCACCTACGGCATTAATTGAATTAACAATTTTAAATGCTTGGTCGCCTGTTAAACTAGTATAACCTGAAATGGTAGACCCTAGCTCGTTCAGGTCATTGCGTTGTGATTTTAAAAGTCCACTTCCTGAATCAATATATGAATTGAATTTTTTGTAACCCTCTGCACCGTCTGACAAAGTGGCTGACAAGCTCTTTTGTGCCTGAATTTGACGGTCATAAGTATTCATCAATCTGTTAGCAAAACCACCAACAAAGTCAGTAGCCTTTGAAACTCCACCAGTAACAAGCGACAAGCCTGCTGAAATACCACTAACAACATTACCAACTTTTGAGAATGTTCCTAATAGCGAACCGCCTGCACTTTTTACGTTTTCGACTACGCTTGAAAGTCCTCCGCTTTTAACTCCTTGCGAACCTACTTTAGCTAGTTCTGTGCTTAGTCTAGTCGCTTGCGTTTGTGCTTTGACTAACTGGCTTTCTAATGCCTGTACTTGTTTTTGTGTAGCGCCTGACATCTTTGCATTTGCAAGTGCCTTTGTTAAATTATCAACGTTCTGTTTAGCAAGGTTTAAGGCTCTTTGAGTTTCTTTAATACCTTTGTCTTTCATAGTCACAGAACCTGTTATTTGAGCGTTCCTATTCGTTTCTTTAGCCAGACGACCGATATTATTAATTTCTCTTTGTGCTTCCCTAGCACTACTTAAAACACCTTTAGTGTCCAGTTCTGCCTGAATGACATACTTTTCTTTAGCCATTATTTGTTATACTCCTTAACTTACGCTTAATGTTTTTAGTTTTATCGTCCATTTCGTGAGTTGCTCTAACTAATGTTCGTCCATAACGTTGGTGTAAGCTACGGTCATGTAATAAAACATTGAGCATTCTCCAACTTTCGTCCTTAGCTTTGAACCCATTGACGATACCAATGTTTCCACTTTTTAGTGAACCATAAGAACGTGTTACTTGCTTATTAATTTTCTTAGTATCAAACTTAACAGGGTAACGTGAGAAATTTCCACCCAATGAACTTTTATAACTCCGCTTGATTGTATTCTGATTAGAATTGAAACCATCAACCATTTCTAACCAAACTTTTTTAAGCTGTTTCTCTGTAAACTTTTCTAGTCCTGTGACTTTGTTGGTGGTTGCCATAATTTTACCTCCACATGTTCCACTTTGTTTAATTCTTCCGCTGTTGTTTTCTTCTTCTCTTTAGGTGTCAACGTTGAAATTAATTTAAGCGTCCACCCTAAAGGTCTATTACTGTACACTTCATAGGGAACTCTAAAAACTGTCATAGCACTAACAATTGCAAGTGTTGTAATTCTTGCGGTTTCCCCTATTTCTTCGTTGTTAGTGCTATCGCTTTTTTTGTTTCGTCTACCAATTGTTCCATAAGTTCGGCAACTGTAACAGGTAATAAACCACCAATTAAAGCCCCTAAAATTTCATCTAGTGTATACTGTGGAGCACAAGCCCAAAAGAACAATGCCAAACTGTGATAATCACGTTCGTTCAAATCTCCAAAGTAAATGCCATTATCTTCCATACGTTCTAATGCTTTAAAATCAAATTTAAAATCTTCTTTCTTCATATGTGTATCTCCTTATAAATTAAAATAAAAGAGTGGGAACTATTAATTCCAAGCCCTTCACTCTTAAAAAATTACTCAATGATGTCTTCAGCTACGAGCGGTTTTAGTTCTGTGAACAACTTTTTGAATGCTTTGGCTTTTCCACTTTCAGTTGGAAGTTCTACGTCAGGTATTTTAAATTTTACAAGTAAGCGTTTTTTGTCCCCTAGTGTAAAATCTCCATTTGTCACAGTTGCTTTGTGTTCGTACTCTTTACCTGTAGGACTTTCTTCGTCCGCTTCTGCTGTGTCACTTGGTGTCGTAGCTTGAACACTTGGATAGAATGTTACTTTGTAACCTGAACCGGCGTTGTCACGGTAACGTTCAGCATAAGCAAAACCGTAAGGTTTGTAATTAGATACGTCGTCAGTCATGAAACCATGTACATTTCCAAACCCTAACGCATGAAATGCAAAGTCTTCAGGCAAGTCATAAGACTTAACTGTAATTTGTGTTGTTTTAGCCCCTGCGATTGTACGATAAGGAGCGGTAAACCCTGCATAGAAAGTTGAGTTTTCTTGGTTGTTCTCTGTTTCAATACCACGCAAGCCTGCGATTGGAATTCCTGGTGTTGAACCTGTTGGGTCTATGAACACTACCCCATATCCTAGACCGTGGGTCAATTCATTTATTGATGTATATGCCATTTATTTTTATCCTCCAATTTTCTTAACTACTCCAGTACCAAAGAAGCCACCCTCTACTGTCAAAGTACCATAAACACGCACCTTGTTAGTGTTTGCTTGTTTAGTGATAACAAATTCAGGAACTAGAGAACCGATTAAAATAGCTGTATCAGGGTTGATTACAATTTTATCAAACGTATCTTCTGCGTCAAAGTGGTCTGTTTGGAATACAGGAACACTCAACTGTACGAAGTCATTATTTTTAACAAACATGATATCGTTAGCGCCTTGCACGTAGTCCCCTGTAACAACTTTAGCTAAGTCAAATAGTTCTTTTTCTACTTGCTTATAAATGTTATAAGTGATTAATCGAATCGCCTCACTAATAGCGCCCTCTGTCAAGTCAGCACCGTGTGAGAAGTCAATATAATCAAATTTACCAACGTTTAACACTTTTGTCTTAAAGTCCTTTGCTTCATGGTTTTCAACCTTGAAAGACTGCAAAACATTTGCGTCAACTACATGAACACGACCAAGTAAAGGGAAAAGCCCAACACTCATTCCCTCCACAGTCGTTTCAATGATTTGTTGGTAACGGTCTGTAATTTTAAATTCAGCCATTATCTACCAACCTTTCTAATTACACACTTGCTTTTTTAGTCAAGTAAGCTGAACGGTTTTTACCACGGATAGAACCACCCACAAGAGTTTCTGAAAGCCATTGTTCAACGTTATAACGTAGGTCAAAGTCGTTGTAGTTTTCCATATTCAAATCTCCGATAAGCACGTATTCATCGTGATTGTAAACAGCTACTTCGTCTTTAGGGACCCATACACGTGTTTCAAGATTAACAGCACCGAATGATTGAGCGATTTGAGCTTTTGTTGCCAACTCGTTGAATCGTGCATGACCGTCAGAACCTTTGAGCTTACGCAACTCTGCAAAAGTTTGTGGACTCATAACAATTGTGATTGCGTCAGAAATTGAGCATTCAGCAACTGCGTCAGTAATTCCCTCAAACAAGTCTGTGTACTCAATTTGTTTTGTCCAACCGTCTGTGGCAGTTTTCAAACCATAGAAACCATTAGAACCGTCAGCAGAACCAAGAATCATGTTGTATTCCACTTTTTGAATAACACGGTTAACCATTTCAGACATTACATATTCAGACAACGCACCTGAATCATTTACACCACGCACAGTTGCTTTATCCATTTGCAAGTATGCTTCAGCCATTTGTGGACGTAGTGAACGTTTTGTAGCTGTTTGAGCTTTGTTTTTGTCTGTACCTGCTTTGAAAGTACCTTGTAAGAAAGTATCATCTACACCGTCCTCTGCAAGTGTCAAACCTTGGAAGCGTGCTTTCATAGCACCGTCATAGATACCTGACTTACGAGCATATTTTGAAGTGATAGACCCAAGAGAGTTGACGACATTCAAATCTGAACCATTAGAAAATTCACGCAAGAAACCTTGTTCTGGCATTTCAGCCATTTTGTCCCCAAGTTCACGCATAAATTTACGCTCTACGTCTTGAGGTTTTTCGCTAGGAATAGACGCTTCACGTTCCTTTTTGAGTTCTTCACGTTCTTTATTAAGTTCTTCTACTTTAGTTTCAAGTTCTCGAACTTTTACGCCTGCTTCAATTGCTTGCTTCATAATTTCTTGTGTTTCGTTTGCACCCATTTTTTCTTGTTCTCCTTTTTCTTCTTCTCTTACTTTTGTCACTTTAGCACCTTTATTACTTGGTAACGGAGTTAGTGACACCTCCGTAATTGTAACATCTTTATAATAGCCTACTCCGTCAAGTTCACGAGCTTTTACACCGTTAGCATTGAAACCAACTGACAAGCCTGTTTCCTCAATCTTTTCGGCTGTGTATTGTTCTTCATCAACGTAACCTGTCAAGATTACATTGTCCCCCTCAAGATGTACGAACCCTGAACCGATTTTTTCTCTGTGGCGGTTAAGAATGTCAACGCCATCTCCTGCGTTAGCAATTGACTCAATAACCGTACCGTGAGAATCAATTGTTCCCAACGGGTTCGCTATCCCTCTTACTGCTTTTACTTTCAATATTTCCTCCCTTGGCTGTTGTTGATATATAAGCGACAAAGTTTTCTTGGTTGAAAACAATGTTCTTATCGTGTTGTTTTAATAGTGGTAAAACCTTTTGAATTGCGAAAGCGATGATAGTAACTTCATTACTTTGTCCATATAACAATTCTCTTGGTATTCCGTATTCACTCAAAGCAATTTCAATTGCAAGGTTTGCGTCATTTTGTAGTGAACCGCTGTAATCTGGCTGAATCTGTTTAATGTCATCATCTGAACCAATAACGGATACACCATTGAATTCTCTGGCAAGTTGTTGTTGTTGTGTTAGACGTTCACGAATTCTTTCCCAAACTTCTTTCAAACCACTAGAAACTTTAGTTTTCCAATAGATTTTGATTTGAGCTTGTGAGTCAAGACGTCTACCAATACCATTACTAGCCATGCCAAACATTACCCCAAACCGTTGAGGGTTAGCACCATAGAAAGGGTTTAACAGCATTTCATAGTCGCTTGTTCTAATAGTGACCTGTCTGCGATTTGGTTCTCTGACTAAAATGTTAAACTGGTCTGCGTTCACTCTTTGAGCGTAATACTTGAAACCACCATACCAAACACGATATACTTCTTTACCCTGTAAAGCCCAAAAGAATAAGTCCTCAAGTTTGGACGCTTCTGAATAATCAACATTATCAAAATAGGAAACTAAGCCCAATAACTTACCTAGTAACAAATCAGTTGTAGGGTCTTGGACTGTGAAAGTTGAAAAGCTCACATCTTCCGCTCTGCGTGATAGATTAAATAAGCTCATTTACTTCTCCTATTTGATTTCTCCTGAATCAATGTCAATCTTGCGACCAAATTCTTTTTCAATTTCTGCAATATACATTGTATCAACTGGCAAGTTAAGTTTAGCCCATTTGTTTTGATAGTTTTCCAACATACGCATTGTACGAATATGGCGAACACTTACACCGTCCGAAACATACCAATGTTTAACTTTGCCTGAATTGTCTAGTCCTTGAATAAGGTACATTTTTATTACTCCTTTTGTTTGATTGTTTTGGTTTGAATTACTTGATACTGGTTTATTAAATAAGTCAAGTTCTGCCTGTCTTCGTCGCACTAAGCCTTGTAAGACTTGACCGCCTGCATTACGATACTTAGGTATCATTGAAGCACAATAGGCATGACTGAACTCTGCCCAACCGTCAGCAACGAAAACATTACCGCAATTATAAGCCAATGAAACCAAAGCGTCAAACTCATTTTGATTTGCTTTGCCTTTTACATAAGCGTCAACCATAGGTGCATACTTATTATTGATGTCAATTTCTAGCTGAATATCTGCTTGAGCCTGTGTCCAAGTTGTACCTTCTGTGACTCCATAATGACCCCAACCGATAGTGTACATTTGTTCCCACGGTACTGGTTTATAAGCAGTCAATCGACAACCCTCGAACTCTTTAATTAAGTTCAAACCGTTTTGAGATATTTTGATATAACCACCTCCATTTTTAATTCTCATTTTATGGTAGAGATACACCGCTTTTTTAATTATTGTTTTTATAAGGGAACAATTAACCCAAGTGTTCACAATATGTTAAGATGTTGTAAGCGTCTGCGATGTTGTCATCTTTGCAATCAGAATCAACCAAGCCTGTGGCTTTTAAAAGTTCAAGACTTTCTTCTTTGCGTTGTTCTCGTTTGCCTAAAATAAGATGATAGCTACACCATTTTGAGTTATCTATGAAAGTATAGCCATTTACTAGACCGTCAATAGCACCGATAAAATAACCGTTACAATTAGCCAATGTAATACTGTGCTTTCTGTTTCTTCCCATAATAGGAGTTTCAATGGCTAGATGATAACCTTTCAAATCAAACTCATCAATAATATCTTTAATTGCGTTTACAATGTCAAAGGTACGTTCCCAAGCGTTCTTCTTAGGGTTATATGCTTTAATAGAACCGACATACAATTGACCGTCTTTTCTAAAAGCGTACCCTGTTCCCTCGTCTTTCTTACTAGCTGTGCTAAAGTCAATAGCTAAAATTTTCTTCATTTCTACCCTCTTAAATAGGGAGGCTATAAGAAGTCACGACTGCGTAAACATCTTCTTGACTTTTGTCAATGTTGACACCGTAGTCAGTTTTAGAAATAAACTCTAACACTTGTTTTAGTTCTACTTCATCATTAACAAAATAGATGTTTTTTTCTGCCATGCTTTTACCTCCCTCATTGATTATGGTATTATTATAGCATACTGTTTTTTTAGTTTTAGTTTTATCATACCAACAAAAGATTTAGATAGTTTACAATTTGATTAAATAATTTGTAACCAAAAAATAATATATTCCTGACTATTCCCACGGTTGAGCCGTTCTTGTATTCTTGACCCTAATTTTTTTACTTGATTTTTAAAAAACGTATGTTATAATAAATATATAAAAATTTAACGACTGTTAGCTGATGACTTGTTGACAGTTTAGGAGTAGAGAACACTAGACCGAATAGGCTAGTAATTATCGAAAGTCTTTGCAAGATTTGCCTTGAGTTGTCTATGGTTGCTAAAAAGGACAACTAATTGAAAATTGAAATAACATACAAAAAGGCTAGAGGTTAGCATTAAATGAAATCTTGTGAGTTCCATGAGTGTCGTGAACTAAAACACTCCGTGACGCTTGGAAGTCTGACAGACCTATTATATAACAAGAATGAAATTTGTTTACTTGTTCTTTAGGTTGCTGGGATAACAAGACACGTTAGGGGCTAGGGGCTTAACCAAAAAGGCAAGGGCAACTATTACCTAAAACAAAGTAACTAAAAAGAAATATTTTATATCTTGAATTGTAATATAATTTTGTATATAATAAAAGCATAGATAAAAAGAAAGAGGAAAAAATAATGAAATTTTATAATAAATGTGTATGTTGTGGAGAAAAAATAGAAGTATTTCCAGAAGAATATGACTGCTTGGAAGACTTAAACGAGCCTATGGTTTGTTCAGAAGAATGTAATGAAGAAATGGAAGCTAGAAATTGATAAAAGAAAGAGGTAATTAAATATGTTTATTGTTTATTGGATAATGTCCGTAATGTTTGGAATTGTAGCAAGTGTAGACAATTCTTTGTTCGGAGTTTGGTTCTTATGTTGCCTAGGTTGCTTCGTTTTAGGTTTAGTAGATTTAATAAAAGGAGAGTACAAATATTGACGATTTTATTAACTTTTGTCACTATAATTTTATCGTTTATTTTTATAGTTTACTTTTTAATTATAATCGCTCTCGTTATTACACTATGGAGGTTTTTCAAATGATAATTAATGATGATTTAAAAGCAATTAACAAAGATATCAAAAAAGCTAAAAATTGGGAACAAATGGTTCAACGTGCTAAATATTGGCTAGTTAGATTAAAAAACATTTACCCTGATTATAAATTTAAAACTTATGTTAAACCCTTACGTGATAAAAATAATATTTTTATTGACTATGAAGTAAAAGAGGTTTATTAAAATGAAAGAGGTGCAGAGATGACAACAAAAGAAATAGGAAAACCTAAACTTTTAAGTAAACGAGAACTTGAACTCCAAGAAGTTAAATATATATATTCATTACGTGCTGAAAGAGACGAACTCCAAGAACAACTTAACACTGCGGGAAAGGCACTGACAGAAATAGCTGAAATTATGGCTAATAATATTCACGAATGTAATTATAGTTGCGATGATAATTGTGTATTAAATGGTAGTTTAGTTATGTATTCGGTAGAAAAGGTACAATCGGTTATTTACTCAGCACTCGCAGCAATCGGAGGTAATGATGAGTGATTTGTTTGAGCGTGTTATAACAGCAAAGGAACTACAAGAGAAAGAGGACTTTAAAGGTGGTAATGAGTGGCTAATAGAACACTTAGTACCACGAGGACAGGCAGGTCTAACCATTGCACCGCAAAAGTCTTTTAAGAGTTCTACCACGTTGCAAATGGCTTTAAGCGTAGCTAAAGGTGTCCCCTTTGGCTATTTTAAAACTAAAAAAGCGAACGTGCTTATTATTGATAATGAAGATACTGACTTTGTCTTGCATCAACGTTTAAAAGCTTATAGTGATGTTCCTGATAATTTGCATTTCATTACAGGGGGGATATTTAAGTTAGACAACAAGGACCACATGAACGGACTTTATAAGTTCATCAAAGAAAATAACATCAAGTTCGTTATCTTGGATAACTTAAAAGACATGCTGACAGATAGAAACATTCTAAACGATATGTCAAGTATGAATGACGTACTGAATAACATAACACGATTGAAGTTGCTTTTAAACGATGTAACATTTTTATTAATTGCTCACGCTAGAAAAGACACAAATAATCAATCGTTAGAGGAAAAGAGTTTTAGAGTTCGCAGTACTCACGCATTAGGTAGTTCAGCAATTGGTGCATGGTTTGAATTCTGTTTATGTCTAAGTCCTAAAATGGGAAAGAATAGCAAGTATTCAATCTTAACTGTTGAGGCTCGTAATTATGCTTATGACAAAGAAGTATGTCTGGGGTACGTAGGGGAACAATTTCAAATCATAGACCCCACAGGCAATAAACCAAAAGAGATATTGGAAGAAGAGCAGAAAGAGGGGGAAGAATACGAGGAAACAAAAAACGAAGCCGAAAGTCTTTTAACAGCATTGCAACAAAAAGGAAAAGTAAATATAACAGACGATTAACCGTTTTGTCTTTGACATTGCGGTTTTTCTTTTGTATAATTAAGCCATCAAGTTAAGAGAGGTTAAACAAATGAAAATTGCACTTGAAACACTTAATAAAATAGCTTTAAGACTTCAACAAAAAGAACCAGTAACAGATATTGAAAAAGATATGCTTCTAGGGCTTTTAAATAGCGTTTATAGCTATTATAAACAAACCGAAGATATTTCTATGTTAGATGTCTTAATCGTTCTCTATGAGCGTTTAAAGGGCACTAAAACAGATAAAAAAGAAGAAATAGAGTACTTCATTGATAAGTTTAGTGCAAAGAGTCTTGTTAAGTTATTAGATAGCATAGAACAAAAAGGAAAACGTCAAAAAGAAAGTAAAGTAGATGACATGTTTATCAATGAAACAAGAGTGTACTACAAAGTAGTAGCAAACAAAATCAAAGAGAGAGGTATCAAATAATGGCAGTTGAAAAAGTGGTTTATTATTATGATGACGGAACGAAGAGAGAATATCCACCACGATTGACAGACCTAGAACAGTTAGAAGAGTTCAGAAAGTCAAAAGCTGATGTAACAGAAGTATATGATTTCATGCAAGAACATCTAAGCAAGTTTGAAGCTAAGTTATCTCTGTGTTTCAAGTATATGGTTGACAACCTAGGCATGGAAGAACAACAGGCAAACAACACGCTAGAATTTTGGTGTGATGAATGGGGAGTTCAAAACGTTCATTTTATCGCAGAGGGTGGTGAATGCCAAATGTGTGACAAACAATGCAATGCCAAGAAAGTCTTTTGTTCAGAAAAATGTTACAAAGATTATATTAAATCGAAATATATTTGTAATTGACATAGTTAAAAAAAGTTCGATATAATTAAGTCATCAAGTTAAGAGAGGAAACAAAAATGATTAAAGTGATTTATATATTAGAAGACGGTTCGGATAGTTGGACTTATGAAGTTAGAAAACTAAGAACCGCAGTAGAAGGTATTAGAGAAGATATGAATGTCACAGCAACGATTGTAAAAGCAGTTTTGTTTGATGAAAATGGAAAGAAAATTTTGGAGGTTGAAAGATGATTTTTTTCTTTATAATTGTGTTGATTGAAGCTTTAATATTATACTTAGTTTTAGAAAGAGGTTAAGAAATAATGGCTAAAGAATATTACGCAAATAAATACGGAATTCAATTAGAAGAGTTTCTAATATGGGGAAGTGAATGGGACTTAAAATTCTGGCAATATAACTTCACAACTGGGCAAGGTTTTGCTTTAACAAACGCTTTAAAGTATTCTGTAAGGGCAGGAAAGAAGCCAAACGAACCATTTGAAAAAGATATGGGCAAATATAACGATTATATCAACATGGCTGTTCTAATGGGCTTTGAACGTTCAGAAGCAGAAGAATGGGTAGCACTTCAAAAATCAATCTTTGAGGAGTTTAAAGGCAGAAAAGTAGAACTAGAAGAGATTAGAAGAAGAGAGGAAGCGAAACATGTATAAATATTGTGCTTTAAATCATCATAAGTTCTTATGGTTTAAAACTTTTGAGGATATGGCGAAACACTTCGGTGTTACAGAAAGTTATTTAAAATTTTTGATAATCACAAAAACACCTTTGAACGGTTGGTTTATTAAGGAGGTAAAATATGGTTCTGAATTGGAACGACTTCAATAAATGGCGAGAAACTAGCTTAGAATATCATAAAATGCTAGGTGAACACAATTATACTAATGCACTCACATTCTTTGAGTACGCTAGACAGTATTTCAATGCAAAAGGTTTTCCACCTTCTGAAAAGAAAACAAAGACAGGTAGAAATGGAAAATACACGCAAAAAGATAGCAAAGAACAGTTAAAACAAATACATGAATATATTGGAGGTATTAAATAATGGCTTTAACAATTAAACAACTAATTAAAAAACTTGAAAAAGTAGAAAACAAATTGATGGACGTATATATAGAATTTCCGGGCGAATTTTTAACCGTTGATACTGTATTATTAGACAATGAGGGCGATATTACTCTAGTTAGTGAAGTTGGTTCGCACCATTGCGATTGCCAAAAATGTAAAACAAATGCAACAGAACTTTAATAACTTGGTAATTGACAAAAGAAAATAAACACATTATAATTAGTTATATAGTTAAGGAGGAAATAAAAAATGTTGACTTTATTATTAACAATTCTATTTATTTGGCTTGTATTTAAAGCAGTTGAAAACGTAGCAGAAGAACTTGGTAGATACATCAGAGGGTTCTTGAAATGGTTGTGGAAAATGTACAAAAAACATATTAACAAAGGAGTGAGCTTATAATGGAAAGCAAAGTTTTGAAACTAATCAATGAAATTGAAGTACCAAAAAGTCAATACAACAACTTCGGAAAGTATAATTTCAGAAATAACGAGGATATTCAAACAGCGTTGAAACCTTTGTTATTACAGTATGGACTAATGGAAAAAGCCACGACCGAAATGCTAGAAATGAACAACGAACTGATGTTACATGTCCATGTTGATATTTTTGACCCTGATAACCTTAACGACATTACAAGCGGTGACGGTTGGGCAGTTATTGACATCAACAAGAAAGGAATGGATAAAGCTCAAGCTACTGGAGCTAGTCAGTCATACGCAAGTAAATATGCCTACGGTCAAGCGTTGAAATTAGATGATACAAAAGACGCAGATAGTACAAACAAAGGTCAAAACAATGCACCACGTCCTAAAGCAGTACCTAAAGCAAGTTATCAATACAATTTGAGCGACTTGAAAAAAATGGTAGCAAACAAAGAAATGTCAAGCGACCGTGCAAACGAACTTTGTAAACAAGGAAAAGTAAATATGAATGCTTAATACTTGACAAAAGAAAATAAATACGTTATAATTAAACTATCAAATAAAGAGAGGGAACAAAAAATGAAAATTATTGAAACTTTGAAAGTAAACGAAATTAACACAAAAGAAGTTGAAACAGCAAAAGGGACTAAAAAAGTCCTATCACTTAAAGCATATCCATTTGAGCATTATATCGGAGGTATTTGGTTACCTGATAGCGTAAATTATGGCGACATCGTAACAGTATTTATTGACCAAATTAAAGCCGAAACAAAAGGCGACAAAACTTATTATAACGCTTCGTATGCTAAAGTGATACCAGAGTTTAACTTAAATCGTGACAACAATGAACCACAAAATAACACGGTTGACTTATTTGGTGGAAGTTACATTGCTGATATCTCTGATGATGATATGCCGTTCTAGGAGGTTATATATGGGCTATGATTATGAAACGATACTTGATGAAGTAGACAAATTAAGTCTACAAGGACTAGTAGAGGAAGCAAAGGAACTTGTGAGAGAACTTGTTCCCCCTCTGTTCGCTGTTGATTTTACTAACTTAATGGAACTAATTGAAAGGAATACATACAAACTATGAAAATCAGTAAAGAAAAACTCACTTTTTTAAAAAATGCACATATTATCACTTTGGAACTTATTCATGACATGCTAGAGGTAAAACAACACATTAACAATTACCAACGCAATACCAACAAAAAATACGGTCTAAACATCGAAAAAGACGAAGTGATTAACCGTGAAGTTGCTGACATGATTATTATTAACACGCTAGGAAAGTTAAACATGTTACCTGAACAATCTTATTTCTTGCGTTTAGTACGTAATAGCGAAGCCAATAGCCCTAAAGTTCGTAAGGCTGAAAAGTTCGCTGAAAAAGCCAATTTGGTTGATAAAATCGTTGAAATGTTTGATTTTATTAAAGATAACGCTTATATTAGTATTGAAGACAGAAATTTGTACAATTTTATTAAAAAAGAAAACGTCCAAAATTTAGAATACTTTAGCAACGAGGGATATCATATTTGGTTCGAAAATCGTTTGAAATGGTTGTTAGATACTTACAAAGGGGAATAAAATGATTAACTTACAAAATAAAAAGCTAGACATCAAAGAGTTCTTAGAAGAGTTAGGCTTTACCATTAGTTTGGACTACGAAAGAGAACCAACAGGTGTGATGTTTGCTGAAATACACCCTATTGTTAATCAAGTAAGCAACAATTCAGCCATTTATCAGACGTTTAGAACGCTTGAAATAGAACTTATGGTAATTTGTACCGAAGAAACAGAAAAAAGATTATATAAGGCTATACAGCTCTTGAGTGATGAGCATTATATATATGCCAATACAATCACAGACAACACTAATATTATAAAATTAAGAGGTAACTACTATGATTAATGAAAATGCATTGAACTTTATCCGTTTCTCAAGCGGGTTTAATAACTTAAAAAAAGAAGAACTTGAAGCATTTGCCGAAAATGAAATCTTTGAACTTAATGAATACAACGCAAGTGAGGGCACACAAGGTAAATACTTCTATACATTAGAAGATATCAACACAAACGGAACACTTAAAAGTTACATCATTGAATGCTTAAAACTTTCGTTACAAACACGTTGGGGGAATAATTTAGAGTACCACATCGACCGCAAAACGAAATATTTGAACAAATTAACAGGAATGCAAGCGTAAGAAAGAAAAAGGAACTAAAAAATGAAATTAAAAAACCAAATCGAACTACTTAACGACACATTGAAATCACATGATGAAAAAGTTAACGAACATTTTCCAACAGATGAAAGCCAAGTGCCTGCTTATGCTAAAGGTCAATATATGGACTTGTTAAGTATGCTTCAAGAAGTTGCCAAAGCATTTGAATTTACGGCAAAATTCCACAAAAACTCTGTAAAAGCTCTTGATATTCTTATTACCAACTTAAACAAACATTATGAAACGGTTAATGAAATCATGGACAAAACAAATTATAAAACTTGGACCAAAGTACAAGATGAACATTACACAGGAGTTTTCTACTACAATTTGCATAAAACAGTTGAGGAAACAATTAAAGAAATGAAAGAGGTACAAAAATAGTATACGTTATTTATATTGTATCATTCATCTTGTACAGTTGGTTCTTGTTCAAATCAGGTAAGAAACACGCTGAACATAAAGATGAAATAAAGTTAGTTATAACTGGTAAACCTGAACAAGTTAAGGAAGCTATAAAAGCAATTAACGAACAAGATTTAATAAAATAGAAAGTGAGATAACTCTTCAATTACATGCCACTCAAACGAGTGGTTTTTTTATTTGGTTGTTGATGAGGTACCACTTGCTATATAATACCCCTGTAAGCTCATAGATTAGCTTGTATTGCATTTTAAGTTATTTCTAGGATAATGACAAGGAACATACCAAAACATGCAAAATAAGACAATTTACGAGGAATTACGGCATATTTTTTTCAAAATGAAAAATAGAAAAACGAAAGCCAGGTGATTATTTAAAATGAGTTGTTACAAGCCATTAATAAGGCTGTACAACC